TGTATTAGAGCTTCCAAACTTAAAAGATTACAATCCATTAGACAGTGGCGTTGCACGTGCTATACCAAAATATTACGTAATACAAGATGCAGCTTTTGCCAGTGAAGGGTTTTCACAAACATGGCTACCTCACTTGTGGCGTGTAAAAGCAACACCACTTGTAAGTGCTCAAGAGTATTATGATATAATTAAAAAGCCGTTTGAAGAGAAAAACATTTGGGATAATGGAAACTATTATCCAAAAGGCAGCATTGTACTAAGTGGCGACACATACTACAAGGCTATAGATGATGTTGATCCTGGTGTAGAAATAACTGATACCACTAAGTGGCAAGAGTTTACACCTCTTACGGAACAAGAAACCTTTGCCACAGTGGTTAAAGATAGAGAAATAAACGATGCTATTCTTACACAAGCAGAATACGAAGTACCTTATAGTGGTTATGATAATGTAAAATTTTATATTGTACCTACTAACGAAGATGGTACACCAGCAGATCCAAACAGTTATACAGTTGACAACACAGGAATCACAGTCGACACAACCAATGTTGATGTCGATGGACAACCAGAAAGCCCAAGGGCTAACGGTTACACACTTGGATACTTAACTGGAGATGGAATTGCACCAAACGGGCTACCTGTAACACCAGGTACAAGTTTCCCACAAAATGCACAAGAAGGCGACTTTGCACTACGTTTAGATTACTATCCAAATAGACTTTTTCGCTATAGTGGTTCAAGATGGGTTAAGTATGAAGACGATGTGAGAACCAATTTGACCCCAGGCGATAAAGAAAAAGCAGTTGCAAACCACGGCAATGTAAAATCACAAACACAACGCAGTAGTTTTGTAAACAACACTAACGAAACCGCAACTGAAGATCGTGGCAACATACCTGAACGTCAACCATTGAGCAAGATACTTAAACCTCAGGCAGACAACTAATGTTAGAATTTATTATATTTGGAATAGTAGATAATGCTATAATGATACTTGGTGCAATGACTGGCCTAAGTGTTGAGAAGTATCTACCACATGCCTTTCAAAAAGGCATAGGTACAGTAGTTGGAGCAGGATTAGGCAATGCACTAAGTGATTTCTTAGGCGGTGCAAGTACTGCCAGTTGGGATCTTGCAATTGGTACCGCACTTGGTTGTATTATTGGACTTGTTTTTATTCCTATCTTTAGGCTAATAGCAAACTGGAGAAAAGCATAATGCAACAGTTCTTTTACGACGAACAGATACGTAGATTCTTGTTGCAGTTCACAAGAGTGTTTTCAAACTTCCAGGTAGAGTACGGTAGAACAGAAGACAATACAGAAAAAGCATTGTATAGAGTGCCTGTACGTTATGGTGATGCTACAAGACAAGCACAAACAATCATACAACAGAACAGTGCAAACAGTTTACCTAGTACACCAATGATGACATTTCATGTTACTAATTTAAACTATGCCCGTGATAGAATTCAAGAACCTTACTTTGTACAGAAACAAAATGTAAGACAAAGATATTGGGATACACAATCTCAAGAATATGAAACTACACAAGGTAATGCTTTTACAATTGAAAAACTAATGCCTGTTCCTTTTGATCTTGAAGTTAATCTTGATATATGGACATCAAATACCAATCAAAAATTACAATTACTTGAACAACTACTAACTTTGTTTAATCCAAGTTTAGAAATACAAAGCACAGAAAACTTTATAGACTGGACCAGTCTTAGTGTGATGTATTTAGAACAAGTAACATGGAGTTCACGTTCTATACCTCAAGGCACAGACGATGCAATTGACATTGCTACTCTTAGATTTATAATGCCAATATACATTTCTCCACCAGCAAAAGTGAAGAAACTTGGAGTAGTAGAAAAAATTGTTGCAAGTGTGTTTGACGGCAATGGTGATATGGCAGAAGCAATTTTTGACAGTGATTTACTCTTAGGTACAAGACAAAAGTTTACTCCATTCAATTATCAAACATTATTAATCGGTAACAAGTTACAGGTACTTGAAACCAAAGCTGTAGTTACAAACAATGCAGGTGTGCAGGTTCCAACTGCTCCGCCTAGCAATTTGTTATGGCATACAGTCGTTGATCTATATGGTGCTTTACGTAACGGCATTAGTCAAGTAAGACTTGATAATCCATACGATGATAGTATAATTGTTGGCACAGTAAGTTATGATCCAACCGATGATAGATTTTTATTGTTCACAGTTGATGTGGACACTATACCTGCTAACACACTAGATGCAGTAAATGCAATAGTCGATCCACAAGCCAAAGGTCCTAGCACAGTAAACGGGTTACCCGCGGCTGCAGAAGGACAAAGATACTTGTTTATAAATGACACAGGTAGTGATAGTGCAACTGATCCAGGTTTTGCACAAGCATGGAGAGGCACAGACGGTTCAATACTTGTAGCAAACACAAACGATATAGTTCAGTACGATGGCCAACGTTGGAATATAGCATTTGACTCTAGCAACCAAAGCAATGTACAATATGTAAGTAACCTAACCACTACTGTACAGTATAGATGGGCCAACAACGAATGGCTAAAGAGCTATGAAGGATTATATCCTGAAGGAGAATGGAGTTTAGTCCTTTGATAAATGCAGTCGGTGTATGGTTTTATAGCATACACACAAATCGTTATCTTTATCTACTCAGGAACGACAATAAAAATCCTGGATGCTGGGGACTACCAGGCGGCAAAGTTGATGCTGGTGAAAATCTCACAGATGCTATACAAAGAGAATGTCTCGAGGAAATTGGCATTTGGCCTGAGATTGTAAAACTTGTACCAATTGAAAAATTTACCAGTGCAGATGGTCATTTTAGTTACCATACATTTTTTTGTTTAATTGACAATGAGTTTACCCCTATATTAAATTCAGAGCATCATGGATACAGTTGGATTAAAAGCGGTGTATGGCCAAAGCCTTTGCATCCAGGACTGTGGACCACTATCAATTTTGAAGAAATCTTAGGAAAGATTGATACGATCAAACAGTTTCAAATATCACAATATGAGACAAACTCTGCATAACTGATATGCTGAAAGTTTACATTTTTTCGCCACATATCGTGAGCCTCGGCTCCATCTGATACATAGTAAAATTTAGTTGTACTGTAACTGTTAAACACGCCATTCATTTCTTTGAGTGTTTTTTCATCAGGCTTATCTTCATTATTCAAAGCATCGACACCAAGTAAAAATATTTCTTTATGCCCATCAAAACATGCAAGCCAAGTCGCTACTGCTACACTTTTTCCTCGTACTCCATATGGAACAAGATAGTATTCACCAGGATCATCAATACAATTACGTGCATGGCTATAGACACTTACACGTTGTTGATAATTATCTTCCTTTAGTTCTGCTAGTTTTTCTTTATCAAATTCGACATAAAAATCACACTGCATTTCTTGCCAGCAACCTTGTGAGCCATAACTTTGTAGACGTTTACGTCCAAGATGCCAGCCGGCATGTTGTTCAATTTTAGTTTCTAAATCAAGTTTGCCATTGAATTTAGTATTATATCTGCTTTGTCCGTTGCCAATTACTGCGGCTCTGCCTGATATATGCTGGTTATCAATTGGATTTTCAATCCACTCACGTTCTTGTTCTTTTTTTCCATTGATAATACGGTTCTTAACAATTACAAACTCGCCGTCATATTCTTTACGGTACCTCTCAGGCATTACATACGCCCTACGAGCACTTCTATAACTCCGGGACCTTCACCGGCTTTGTCTTCAATTGCCTTGCCTATCATTGATCCTGCTGGTGGTCCATGTAAATCTTTATGTGCTTCTGCATGTCCTGGTGTTCTACTGCTTACAAGGAATTCACCTTTACGTACAGGTCCAACAACCTTGCATGGAACACGCCCAATGAGTGCAACACTTACTCCTTCTGAGTCACTGTTCATTAGATATGCTGGATCAGTGGACACTATTCCTGCAATAGTAGGACTCCATGGTCTTGTTGTTTGCGTAACTTCTGCTGTTCCGCCGAGTTCAACAACGGTACCTGGCTCGTAATCTTCGTCACTAGTGTATTTCTCTGCCAAGTCAGCATACTTTGCACTGCTTGATGTTCCTGTTATGTTTGTCACTGCAAGTGTTTCACTATTTGGATTGAATGTAAGTGTTCCGCCGTCGTACTTTACCGCAGTCAATGCACCACTTGTAGTACTTGCAAAGTATATGTTAAAAGCAGTATTGGTGCTATTATCTTGGGACACAGTTGCACCAGCGGCGGCAAAACTTAAATTGCCACTAGCATCTGTAACTAGTGCTTGGCCACTTGTGCCATCTGCACTTGGTAAGGTAAAGGTAAGATTTGAACTCACTGTTCCAGGTGATCGAAGTGCAACATAATTTGAACTATCTGAATCACCTAATCGCAACTCTCCTTGAGCTAACAAAGTAAAACTTGTGCCAGCAGTTGCAGTGTTTATCACTGGACTTGTTAATGTTTTGTTTGTAAGTGTTTGTGCCGCAGCATTTTGTGTTAATTCGAATCCGCCAGCAGTACTACCATCATGTACCCTTACAGTATCTAATGTTGTATCAACACTAAGTTCGCCGGCAGTACCAGTGAACGAGTTATTCTGTGCAGTTGTTCCACGTCTAAATTGTAGTACGGTTGGCATTGTATTCTCCTAGCAGTGTATTTATTAACTAAATGCACCTAAATCAGTTGTTGTTGTGGCTCCCACTGGATCCATCATAGTATAAATTTCACCAAGACTAACACCAAAGGCATCTGTTGCAATTGCTTCAAATGGTGACTCAACACTTCCACTCTGATCATATTGTTTTGCAAGATCAAAGTCGCCTTCAGAGCCTGGTAAAGGACTCACTGTACAGTTAGGAAACTGATTTGCCGCTGACCCAGAACTTATTGTAGTAAAACTTAAATTGCCTGAACCGTCTGTTTTTATAACTTGGTCGGCAGTACCGTCGGCAGTTGGGTACGTGATATTAGCCACAACAAGTGTTGTGTCGTTTATTAATTGTAAACTATCAGATCTAAATCTGGCAGCAATATTTTGCGAGCCATTTTTTATAAAGGCAACTTCTAGTATACCATCTTCTGTACCATCAGTATTATCGAGTATTTTTCCAGTAATTTTTGCATAGTTTACTTCTTGATTAGCATCATTTTCACCTTTGAATTTTATCTGCCCAAGGTAGTCGCCATTTGCTGGTGATGCACTGTTTCTCTTCAAGGATAAAACTGGACCTGCAGTGTTTGAATCTTCAGTAGTAGTAACTAAAATACTATCGTCTGTAGTTGTATTTGTAAATGTTGCAGTGGTTAACGCAGGAGTTAGACTTGGTGTAACTGTTAGTGTATCTGTGCTATCGTTGGTTGTAAGTGCAAGGTTGGTGCCAGCAACCATTGTTAGTGTGTCACCGATCTGATCTGCTACAATACTATTTTGCCCTGAGACTGCAATGGTTCCATAGGCTGCATTTCCATTACGTACAAAGGTAAGTGTAGTTGATCCAATTGTAATTGGATTATCTGTTGTTAACTTCCACTGTGTATCTGCGTATGTGGTACCTTCAGTGATCATGATAATTGTACCGGCTTTAATATCACCAGTAGCATCAGCATCTGTTGTCCTAGCCCATGTTCCGTTTGAACCAGCTCCAACTGTTGTTACAATGTAAATTCCATTTTCACTGCCTGTGGTTTGTGCAGTTAC